GATTGCCGCGAGGGGCAAGACTAAGGGCAGGGTTATCTAATGGGCAATCGGTTTGCATCCGGCAAGAACGCAATTGCGGAATGTGACCGTTGCGGCTTCCGGTTTAAATTGTCAGTATTGAAGACTGAGATTATCAAGTTAAAGAAATACGACTTGCTGGTCTGTCCTCAATGCTGGGACCCTGATCACCCGCAGCTTCAATTGGGCATGTTCCCTGTGGATGACCCGCAGGCTTTGCGCAACCCAAGACCAGACCGCAGCTATGTTGTGTCGGGTACAAGTGGTTTGCAAACTAGCCAGACGGGCGGTACATCTCAAAGCGGAACAGGAACCAATGAAGGCGGCAGCAGAGTTTTCCAGTGGGGCTGGGCTCCGGTTGGAGGATCGAGCGGGACAGATGCAGGATTGACGCCAAATAACTTGGCTTTGACTGTAAGTCTTGGTACAGTAACGGTAGTAACGACATAAGGAGTCGATCATGGCAAAAAACGATAGCAAAGAAGATATGAAAATGGATATGTCTCAGGACAAAGCCATGATCAAAAAAGCGTTTAAACAGCACGATAAGCAAGAGCACAAGGGTGGCAAAGGCACCAAGCTGACCCTTAAAAAAGGCGGCGTAACTGGCAAAGCGATGCGTGCAGTTGGCCGTAATATGGCCCGCGCAATGAACCAGCGTGGAGGTTGATATGGCTACATTCAGCAAAAAGATGATGGGCAAAGAAGTTGGCGATGCCAGCGTCTACGCTCAGCCCCACGACATGTCGGGTAAGAAAATGACTCAAGCTCCTGTGGAGTTTGGAACCAATCCGGGTTTCCCACCAAACCGCAGCAAACTTGATACTGCCGATGTCTCTCTTGGTCAATATAGCAAATCTGCTGGCGACGAGAAGATCAAGACTGACGGCATCAAGATGCGTGGCACTGGCGCGGCCACCAAAGGCGTAATGTCTAGAGGCCCGATGGCATGACATATACCGAGCTTGTAGCTGCGATTCAGACGTATACGGAAAACAATTTTCCGACGATCACGCTCGCCGACGCGTCTACTGTGACATCCACACAGCAGATCAACCGCTTCATTGAGCAAGCTGAGCAACGCATCTACAACTCGATTCAGTTCCCTTCATTGCGCAAGAACGCAACAGGGGTGACAACGGCCAGCAACAAGTACATCTCGTGCCCTGACGACTTCTTGGCTCCCTATTCGTTGGCGGTCATCAATGTCGATGGGTCGTATGAGTACCTGTTGAACAAGGACGTGAACTTCATCCGTCAGGCGTATCCGATCCCAACAGACACGGGCCTGCCCAAGTATTACGCTTTGTTTGGGCCGACTGTGTCCCCTGTTTCAGGCATTACAAATGAGCTGACATTCATCGTTGGCCCCACGCCCGATGCTGCTTACAGCGTAGAGCTGCATTATTACTACTACCCCGAGTCGATCACGACTGCGACTTCTGGTCAGACTTGGCTGGGCGACAACTTTGACACCGTGCTGCTGTACGGTTGTTTGGTTGAGGCTTACACGTTCATGAAAGGCGAAGCCGATCTCATCCAGCTGTACAACCAGAAGTACATGGAAGCTCTTGGCTTGGCTAAACGTCTGGGCGATGGTCTGGAGCGCAGCGATGCGTATCGTAGTGGTCAGTTTAGGATGCCTGCCCTACCTCAGAATAACGGGGTGCAGTGATGGCTTTTACGGGCAACTGGACAACCAACACATTCAAGACTGGCATCCTTGATGGAACATTCAACTTCAACACTGGAACCACAGACGTCTACAAGATCGCTCTGTACACCAACGCCGCTTCTTTGGATGCTACGACCACTGCGTATACGTCGATTGGTGAAGTTGTTGCTACTGGCTACACGGCGGGCGGTGCTACGCTGGTGGTCAGCCAAGTTCCGACGATAGGAAACCAAACGGGCGCGGCCACCACGTATTTGTCTTTTGACAACGCTGTGTGGAATGGCGCAATCACAGCTCGTGGTGCTCTGATCTACAAATCCAATGGGACTACAAACCCAACCGTGTGCGTTCTAGATTTTGGCAATGACAAGTCGAGCAGCGCCACGTTTACGGTACAGTTCCCCGCTGTCACCAGCACTTCAGCGATCATAAGGATTTCGTAATGGCTCTTGTAACCACAATCTACGGCGATATGGATGAGTCTCTTTTGGAAAAGAAAGAGGGCTTGTTTGAAGACGACAACGAGTTGACCACATGGGTTGAGTATTGGAAAGACGCTGAGTTGGTCCACCGTTCAGCGCATGTTACTTTAAAAAAAGCATTGCCTATTGGCGGTGAAGTGGGCACTTTTTCTTAAGGAATCATCATGGCAAACACCGCATCACTTTGCACTTCTTTTTTGAGCGAGCTGCTCACGGGCACGCACAACTTTGGCACGGCCCCCATCCGCGCAGCCACCACTGCCGACACTTTCAAAGCGGCTTTGTATTTAACAAGTACAGGCTCCGTTGACGCTTCAACTACGGCTTACACGGTTACAGGCGAAGTTTCTGGAACCAACTACACCGCTGGTGGAGTGACCGTTACCAATGCTACAGCACCTGCTTCAACCAACACCTCGGCCACGGCGGGCACGGCTTACTGGACCCCTTCTGCCAGCGTGTCGTATACCAACGTGACTTTGAGCACTGCTTTTAACGCGATGCTGCTGTACAACTCGACGCAGAGCAACAAGGCTGTTGGCGTTTACACGTTTGGTTCGCAGACTATTACAGCGGGTACGTTTGCTTTGACGATGCCGTCCAACACGACTAGCACCGCGCTGTTGCGTATTGCCACAACCTAAAGCGGAGGCGGCATAAAGCCGTAGACCATGTTTGGTATATCCGCTTACGCACAAGCCCCGTATGCAGCGCTAGGAGCAAACGAAAAGTTTGTGGCCCTGACGGGGTTGAGTGCGTCTGGGTTTGTCGGTACGTTAGTACCAGCGTCCTCTCAGGCAATCGCGGGTAGATCGGCTTCTGGTTTTGTTGGCACGGTAACGCCTGTTGATGCGCCTGTTGAGACGGGCGATGAGGCTCAGGGTTACGTCGGTACACTTGGTCCCACCATCACGGTGGCGTTGACTGGGCTTACGTCGTCAGGTTCCGTGGGGATTGTTTATCCGGGTAAGGCTGCGCCTGTAACAAGCGATGTGGCTGTAGGTTATGCAGGGTCGGTGGGTAAGACCATTACGGTGGCTTTGACGGGTTTGTCTGCAAGCGGATACGTGGGTACAACCAAGGCTGTGTACTGGTCAACTATCGTCGACATTCAAACACCAAACTGGCAAAATGTGGCAGATGCACAAAGCGGGGGTTGGACGCTGGTGGCTAATGCTGAAACCGCTGACTGGCAAGTGCTTGATACAGTGGATTACTAAGGAATTGACATGGCACTTGTTTTAGCCGATCGAGTACGGGAGACGACCACAACGACTGGTACGGGAACAGTGACTCTGCTTGGCGCGTTCACGGGGTTTCAATCCTTTGCGGTTATTGGCAACGGCAACACCACGTACTACACGATTGCAGACCAAAACGGCACCAACTGGGAAGTCGGGATTGGTACGTACACGTCTTCGGGTACTACGCTGGCGCGTACAACTGTGCTGGCATCAAGCAACGCCGGTTCGCTGGTTAATTTTCCTGCGGGCACGAAAGATGTTTTTGTCACCTACCCTGCTGAAAAATCTGTAAATCAAGATGCAAGTAGTGTAGTTAATATCCCTGTTTTGTCGGTTATTTCAACAACCAGCACTACGCCAAACTTAACATTTAATGCAAGCAATAGCGGCATTACTTCTGGCGCGACGATCTCTGGTTCTTATTTACAGACCATCATCCAAAACAGCAGCGCCACTGCGGGTGCCTCTACAAACTACGTTCTTTCCAACAACTTAGGTACTGACTCTACGTATTACGGTGAGTTCGGCATGAATTCGTCTACGTATTCATCTGGCACACCTGCTGATTTCTTTTCGTTAAACAATGGAATTTATTTTTCTGGTCATGACGGCGATCTAACTGTTGGCTCTGGAAACGGATTCAAGACTTATTTTGCATGGGGGACTACGGGTCAATCAGCTCACGTTATCGATGCAACAGGTGCTATTGGTTTAAACACAAGCATTACAGGCACTACCAACTTTGGAACGTCTGGTCAGTTGATGCAGTCTGCTGGCTCTGGTGCTACACCAACTTGGTCAAGTGCGTTAACAGGCTTAACAATTGATAACTCGGTTATTGGAGGAACGACACCTGCTGCTGGTACGTTTACTACGCTGATTGGTACATCAGATTTAATTCGCACAACAGGAAACAATTTATTTTCTCGTTCTCAAACATTTAACGGGACTTGGAGTGCTGGCGGCGCAAACGTAACGGTTACAGATAATGCAGTAACTGCACCAGATAGCACAACAACCGCTGCAATTATTTTGCCAACAGTAACAAGTGGTTTGCATAGAATTTTAAACGCTTCAGGAACATTAACCGTATATTCTGGAGTTACGTATACTGCAAGTGTTTATGCAAAAGCAAATGGTTATAGATATTTATACTTTAATAGCAATACTGCTCTTGGCGCAACATCTGTATTTGATTTACAAGCTGGAACTGTAAGCACAACCTTAGGAACTGCATCAATTACATCTGTAGGTAGCGGATGGTATAGATGTTCTGTTACGGGAACCGCAACTTCTAATATCGTTCCCAGTATTTATCTTCAAATTAACAATACATACGCAACTGGTGACCAATCATTTGCTGGAGACGGTACATCTTCTATTTATTTGTGGGGCGCTCAACTTGAGATTGGTTCATCTGCGACTACGTATGTAGTCACGACATCGGCTGGTATTTGGAACATACCTACACTTTCATTTGCCAGTACATCAGCATCAAGCATTGGCTTACAGTCTGATGGTTCACTTTATGTGCAACCTGCTGGCACTGGCGCGCTACAAGCACAAAAGACAGATTCTACTGCCACAGGTGGTAATGCTAGGGGTGCTAACGCTGTTGATTGGCAGACTATTAGATACAATGCAAGTCAAGTTGCAAGCGCCAGCCAATCTGTTGTCGGAGGAGGGAACTCTAATACTGCGTCTGGAACTGCTTCTTTTGTTGGTTCTGGATACAACAATACGCCTTCTGCGGCTTACGCTTCTGTGGTTTGCGGATTTTTAAATAATGCCAGCGGTCAATATTCATTTATTGGAGGGGGTAAAAGTAACACTTCCGCTGGTTTTATGAATTTTGTTGGCGGTGGTTTCACCAATAGCGGAACTGCATTATCTGCAATAACAACCCAAAGCGGGACACTGAACGCAACCACGGCGGTTACATTGTCAGCCTCTAACGCCAACATTAAAGTAGGTCAGTACATTACAGGTACGAGTATTGCCGCAGATACATACGTTGCCGCAATCTCAGGCACATCCCTAACCCTATCCCAAGCCGCATCAGGCTCATCAACATCAACGCTATCCTTTTACACCCCACACGGAGTAGTAGTAGGTGGTGGTAACAACCAAGCCACAGGCGCTTATAGTTTCATTGGTGGTGGTGGTGACGCTGGTACTGCTGCGAACAGGAACGTGGCTTCTGGGGATTGGAGCTTTGTTGGTGGTGGGATAATCAATACTGCAACCAATTTAAGATCAGTAACAGTTGGCGGCTACAACAATCAATCAACAAATCTATCTTCTTTTGTGGGCGGCGGTGAAAATCATATCTCATCGGGGCAAAGATCAGTAATTGCTGGCGGTTCAAATAATCAAGCAAATGGAGATTACTCCACTATTGCTGGCGGTATTTACGGAACTTCTAGATCAACATCTGGTGCATCGGTTTTTACAAGTGGTTACAGCCCCATCGCATTGTCTGTTGGTGTTTCTCAATCAAGACTTTTGGTTTTTGCAAGACAAACAACAGACGCAACAGCAACGGTTCTTACAACGGACATAAACGCCGCATCAGGAGCAAACCAAGTAATCC